CAAAATCATTAAAATTAAAACTAAATGGTTCGGTTGTTTGATTATTATTTAAATCACCAATACCAATAGGTTGTCCTATTGATGTTTCACCATTAGAATTGGCGTCAAGTTGTTTTTTTAAAAGCTGGTTAGCCGAATTTTCTGAGCTACCTTCACCAACGGGAGATTCAGAGCAAAAACCAAATATTTTTTGAAGACCCAAAATTGTTGAATTTTGTTTTCTAATCTCAAGTTTACTTTTATTGGTTTTGATTGATATTGCACCAGTTATTAAATCGGTTAAAATTGTTGTAAAATTAACCATATTAAAAATGGGGTTTATTAGTGTTAAATAATCATTTAGCCAAATGTTAAATCTTTTATTCTCATAAAATGCACCAAATTTAAATATAAAAACATTGGGGTTTTTTGAATATATTTTAAATAACTCATTACCTTTATATGACATACTTAATGCCGCGTCATCATTTACGATACTTTGTGCTTTGTACATTACAAAGTTTGCATGTATTTGTGGGTTGTCACCTTCATACATATAATTACCAGGTTTGGTATTTGGGTCAATACCCAATAAACCAAAAGCGTCAATTTCATTTTTGTTAATTTCAATACCCAGACTAGATTTTGTTGTATATTTAGTTGGGATAATAATCGTATTATCACAACCGAATTGTGAAAATAAACTTTTAGTAATTACCTTATTTAATTCATCAGTTTTTTTTAGCTTTGATAAACTACCCTTTAAAATTATATTTTTAAATTGTTTTTGACCCTTGGTTGCTTTAACTAATTCAAATAAGAAATCAACAAAATCCATATTGTTTAATCTCCTACTAGTTTCATTTTCTAGTGGTTTAAAAGATCTACTATTAAAAAGTGAACGATATCTCGCAAATATTTCGCTTTGTTGACTCATTATTCCTCGTATTCCTTTTCATTATTTGAATTGTTATTGTTTTTCATATAACTTTCAGCCCATTTTCTATCTTCCTCGGTGATCACAATTGATGCACCAGAGTCTGCTGTTTTACCATTTTTATATATGATGTCACTCTGTATTTTTATTAGTCTTAATTTTTTTTCAATAGTACCATCAATTATTTTTAATAACTCATTAGTGATTTTACCAACTAAGGCGATATCATGATTTTCATTAATATCTTTACTGTATTTTTTATAAGCCGTTAATGCCTTGTTTCTTTCATCCACAATCTCATTATACGTTTCCTGCATAAGTTCTTTCATGCTTTCTTCAGTAACATCAACTTTTTTCTTTTTTTGTGTCTTGTTTATCATAATAATTTTATTTATATATAAATATCAATCTTCTAAATATTTGTTTTTAAATAAACCATATAATACTTTATATCTTTTCATGCTATTTCTAATTTCTTTAGTATTAAGTCCTGTAATATTCCTTATATATAATAAAATTAGATTTTTATTAAACTTTGTTGAGTTTTTATTTGTTGTGTTTTGGGTGAATAATTCACGCCATTCTTCTAGTATTTTAACTAACGCATTACCAACTTTAAGCTCATTATCGTTTAGATTAGTATTTTCAATTTCTTTTTTTATCGAATTACATAATTGATCTATAAAGTGCGTTAAGTTGAGTTCATTTTCATCAATTCTATACAACAATTCATCTCGCTTTAAAAAATCTTGTTCGGTATCATCAATATTGGTAAAAGACGTATTTTTTTTATACTCCTTCATCATTTCATTGTATAGGTAATTCTTACAAACCGTACCAAAATATGAAAATGATTTGTTACCCTTTTCGGGTTTAAATTTATCAAATTTAGTCATTAAAAAAGATAGGGTATCCGAATGTAAATCATTAAAGTCGTAAGACTGTCTATATAATTTATAAGTTCGGATAATACTTTCTATCATCGTATTTATGGGTTCTTGTAAATGTTCACGATAAATCTGCTCCCTTTCGATGATATTTTTTGAATTTAAAAAAGACACAACGGCTTCTTCTTGATCTATACCATAATAATTGCGTTCTTTCTTTTTTCTGGACATATACTATTCATTGACGATTACTTCTTCCGCGTAGGTTATATCTCTATCCTCACTAAAGAAGTATTCTTTTTTAGCCGTATCCATCCAAAATTTAGCTTCATCTGGTTGTATTCTGAATGATTCATCAATGCTATTTTTATATTCCCAGAATAATGAACCTGGTCGCATATTTGTGTGTTTATAGCCCATTTTAGGTATTACCATAATATTTCTACCACTATTTGTAAAACGTAATAAAAACTCATAATTAAACGTCAATTTAATCGATGGTTTATACCCACCTATTGTTTTGAATACTTCTGTTTTAATAACCATACCATCTGGATTAATATTTGGGTATTCCAATAATACTTCATGATCAATTTGTCCTAAAGTTTCTGAAAAATTAAAAGCCCAAGCCGCTTCGTTTGTAAATCCAACAAAATTATTGTCTGATGTAACATCGGTAATTATCGGTAAAAACATATCAGTATCAGGATATGCTTCTGTATAATTTTTAACATTTGTTAACCATTTAACTGAAAACTCATCATCAAATTCTAGAAAACTAAAATAGTTTGTGGTTATTTGTCTGACAGCAAAATTAATTTGTTTTTGGAATTGCTTACCTTCTGTATTTTCGATAACATCAATTTTAAAAGAATATTTTGATGTATCTAATTTATTTAATACTTCCCTAACTTCATCACATGAACATCTAACAATTATCACATTAGATGGGTGTATTTCATTATTTTCAATACTCATTAAAGCTGAGTGTAGTAGTTGATCGAAGTTTTGGTCGGCTACTGAATGTACTGGTATAACTACCGTTAAATCTATATTACTTTTCATCTTTTGTTAAATTTTTTTCAATTGTTTCTTTTATTTTATTTAATTTAGCTATTTTTCTATCAAGGATAGATGTGTATGTTTCAACCGTAGCTTTTTCGAAAATTTCCATATTATATTTATCTTTTATGGTTTCACTAACATTGCTCAAATTCTCTGGTAATAAATCTTCCATCCAATTCTTAATATAACTAAAAATTAAATCTGGTATTTGATTTTCATCATAAACCCAGATACCATTTTCATCCGTCATCCATTCTGGTATTATATTTGGTACCTTACCAATAACTGGTATATTTGACATTATTGATTCGATTGGGAATGTACCAAATGTGCTATCATCATCAACCCAAACAGATAGTGCACATTCTTTTAAATTTTTAGCAAAATCTTTCTCCGTCATACCATGCATATCTTTAAAAGATACAAAACGATATAAAGGATATTTTAAATAAAAAGTTTTTATTATTTTAGCAGCTTTTCTTTGATCCCTAGCATGTATAGCTATAACAGGCATTTGAGGTTTTTCACTTGGTTTAAAAAAATCAGGTATCGCTGGGTTTACAAAATTAACATCTTTAATGCCAACCAATTCTTCAACCATTTCTGATAACGTTTTTGATGTTGTTATACATTCATTAACATCGAAATCTAACCACGATTTACCTGGTGAAAAACTATCTAATAAATAATCATAAGATTGAATCAATATTGCTTTATCAATAGGTAATTGTTGAATTTGTTCAAAAACATTACCATATATTTCAGGAACAACAATTAAATCTTGAGGCCCTACAGTTAAATTATTATCTTCAATTGAAGTGTGTTCCAATGAATCATATTCCTCACCTAACCAACTACCTGGTTTAATGTAGTCATTTTTTTCATGTAAAATACTTACATTATAGCCATTATTTTTTAATACCATTGCTTGTCTGTAAATATAAGCAACACTAGCTCTAGCAGTGCCTTTAGTATCTGGTGATAAAAAGACAATTTTAGATTCCTTGTTTGTAATCTTATCTATTGCTTGATTAAGATTGTTTATAGTTTCATTTGTTTTTTCCATTAGATTGTTTCTTTTATGGTTTTTATTATATTTTTTAATTCTTTAATGTTATTTACATTAATAATAGTAAAATCTGATTTTATGTCAAGATTAAATTCATTTTTTACTTTAATTGAGATTTTATTTTTTGGTTTCTTTTTTAATATTTTAGGATCATCGCTAATTAGGACATCAACCTCATCCCAAAAACCCTTATAGTCATTTGGGAATAGTATTTTATTAAAGTCAAAATTATTTTTTGATAAAAAGAATAATGTGGCACACTTAGACCTTGAAGATTCTTTATTAAGTAATACAAACTTAACCTTTAATTTTTTTTCATATTCTTTTAATTTTAAAAGAATACCCGATACCGACTCTTCAGATCGACCAAAAACTTCAAAGGATGCTTCTTGGTACATAAAATCGTGAACATTGAAATTTTCATCTGATTCATTTAATTCAAAATCAATTTGTTCTTCATTAACTTTAAACTCTGATATTTGTTGATCATTTTGTTTGGTTGGAAATGATTTTTCTAAATCAAATGGATTGATAGGTTGTATAGGTTCATCACCAGTTACAATGTTATAAATTTTTGAAAGTTGTTCAATATGATCCCTAAGGATATTGTTAATTGTAATACCAATAACCATAATAATGTATTTTTTTATACAATATTATGGTTATTTTGATATAAAGTAAATGATATTATTTTTTTTCTCTAAAAATTTGTTCAATTTTTTTAATCAAAGGATTTCTAACAACATCATCTTCACCTAAGACGATTGTACCAACCTCATCAAAATCTTTAAATTTATCGATTATAAAATTTAATGAACTTTCTGATTTCTTTTTCATATCAATCTGATTCTCGTCACCTAAAAAAATCATTTTTGAATTTTCACCCAATCTTGTCATGATTGTTCTGATATTATCAACAGAAATATTTTGTGCTTCGTCAACCAACGCGATGGAATTATCAATATTAATACCCCTCATATATGCTATCGGTAATTCTTCAATCATACCAGCATTTCTTAATAATTCAAGATTCGCTTTACCAATAACTTTTTCAAAATTGTGCATAAATGAATACATAAAAGGTTCCATTTTTTCCTTTAAATTACCTTTTAAGAATCCAATTTCCTCATCTTTTAATGTTGTCACCGATTTAATGATAATTATTTTACTGTATCTTGGGTCATTTTTTAACAAATCTAAAGCCACAGCACATGATAAAAAAGTTTTACCAGTACCCGCTAGGCCCGAACAAATGGTAATTTCTTTATTTCTTATCTCACCAATTAGTTTTTTTTGGTTTGGGGTTTTTGGTTTAATTTCAATTTTTAATTTAGCTAGGAAATTACCGTTATGACTTCTTTCGATTGATTTGAGTGCGTCCTGTTCTTCCTCAGCTGTTAATTTTTTTCTTCTTCTTTGATTAGCCATTCAATTTGGTTTTTTTCAATTTTATTAATTGTTTTATCATCTATAAATATATCGTATGATGGTTTGCCGATCATTAAATCATGATATTTAACACCCCAATCATTTAATTGTTTTTTAGTTAATTCATAATGATTGGTACCTGAAGCAGAACCTCTTGCCGTCCAATATGTTATAGTATGACCATCATCGTATAAATCGTTGATAATTTTTATTTTATCATATAATGGTTGTGAATTTATATAATCACTACCATTAGTAATTGTTATTGTGTTATCGATATCAACAAATATTATCATTATTTTATTTTTTTGGCGGGCATTCCCGCATATATACCAGGTTGATCAATGTCTTCAATAACACCAGAATTTAAACCTATTGTGGTAAAACTATGTATATTTATTTTTTCTTTTATAGATGCATTTGTTCCAATATAAACAAAATCATCTATTTTACAATTACCTGAAATTATAGTACCAGGCATAGCGCTAAAGTAATCACCTATAATAGTATCATGCCCAATATGATTACCACGATTTAATATAGTGTGCTTACCTA